CGCGCTAATTTTACGCTGACCATAAACATCAGGCATTCAGTCAATGTCAGATCTAGTCCAGTGATCGCACGGAAGATGCCTTGCACTTTCGTGTAGTCATCACGCACATCACCATACGTCTGATTACGTTCAGTGTTGATGATCCGTGATGCTTCTTCAAGCATCCGTGATGCTGTTGGCATCTTGTAGGTCATATGCGTTGCGGGTAGGTCGGGATTGACCAGCCAGTGTCACGGTTGACCGACCGTATTGCCATATGGATTGATCCGTCAGCCCACAGCCATAACAGCACCTGCAACGGTTCTGTGATCGCATCGTTGTGTTCGCTGGTCAATGTGCCGATCCAACGTGCGCATCCATCATCATCTGCTTCCAAGATCAAACGTGGAAGTTCAGGAATGTTGAATTCTTCGCTAGTAATCAAGAATGCCCCCACAATTCCCGTTGCGTCACCTGATGTTCCAAGCGTGATTGTTCCAATGCCAGTATGAGTGCCTGCGTCTGTTTCTGGTTCTGCTTCTGTGTATTGACCCGTCTTATCGCGGCGGCGCAGTAGCCAACCAAGAAACCCACCACGATCCCGCTTAGATACATCGTCCATCTGCCCATCATAGAAGCCACCGCTTCGCCCCAAATCCGATGCCCAGACCGACCAGGCTGACGATGCTGACGACGACAAATGCGCCGATCACAGTTCCACGCCCTGCTGAATGTGCAGGCGCAGGCGATCAACGGTGGCTGACAGTTCGTGGATCAGTTTGTCATAGTTGGCAAGTTCTGCTTCCAGCAGTGCGGCAAGACTGCGTGCTTTGTCGCGCTCATCACGCAACGTTTCATTGCGCACTTGCAGTTCGTCGCATCGCGACTGCCACAGATCAAGTTCGGTTTGTGTGCTTTCGTTGCTCATTAGTTGTCCTTTCAAGTTCCAGGATCACTGCATTCATTGTTGCGATTAGGCGATCTTCATCCGCTTTCCCGACGTACACCCTTTGCAGAAAGTCAATGCAGTTGCGAAGTTGTGTAATGGAAAGCGACATGGCGAATGCCTTTCAATTGAAGATGTGGCGCATCCGATTTGCACGGATGACAGGGGCAGGAAAGGAACCGAATTGCTCAACTGCGCGCACTTCGCCGCCACATGAAACTTCATTTTCGTGGTTCCTTTCCGTTCACAGGTTAGCGATCAGTCGCATCATCTTTGATGATGTAACTGAATACAATCCCCATGAATACACAGGTTGCCACTGCGAACGGCGGCAACGCCCAACTATCGCCAAACTGCGGAACATCAGTTGGTGCTGTTGCCACCATGATAATTCCAGCAATGATTGCGAAGATCAGTTTCATGATTGTTCCGTGCCTGCGATCAGACCATCGTGCATGGCTTGTCGTTCGCTTGCGCTCATGCCTTTGACCTGTGTGGTGTGGTCACGCAGTTCTTTCCAGGTTGCGTCATCCCAGCCCTTCGGCTTGCGGATGCGGCACGCTGAACAAAGATCTTTGCCGCGCGTGTACGCCCAACCGATCTGCTTCACTGCCTTGCGCGCAAGTGCTTTCGTGTCTGCGCCTTCTTCGCCCAGTTCCCCGCAACTGTCGCAGGTCACCGCATATCCATCACCATAAATTGCCATTGATCTTTCCCTTCTGTGTTGTTGTTTGTCATTCGGCTTTCGCCTTGTACCCGCCGCAGGGATCGCACCTGCGCTTGCCCACTAGGGGCTGGTCATCCTTCGTTAGAACGAAGGATCAAGATATGCGTAAGTGCTGTTCAGTTTCAGATGACCCCACTTGCTTCCCTGGCTGACGTAGCGACCATCCTTGCGAAGCGTGTAGGTGTTCTGACGACGGATGCTTTCAATCCAGCGGTTTGCACTTTCATAGTCATCGCGTTCGTCCACAATGCTTTGCATCAGGTCAATCCATGCCCTGCGTGCGCGTTGTGCGCGGTAGTGGAACGGTGTGTTGTTCCAATCTTCAAGTGACATACCGCCAAGCACTTTGTCTGCGCTCATCGTCATGACACTGCGACCGTTGCGGGTGATATCAACGATGATTTCGTGGTAACTGTCGCTACCGATGTATTCGGTAACTGACATCCCCACTTGTGGTTCTGTGGTGGTTGTGGTTGCTGTTTCCATTGTTTCGGTTCCTTTCCGTGATCCGATGTAGACAATCATACAGATATCCCTGCAATAGTCAAACATTCTGCGTAGACCCCCACCCCGTAAAACCCTTGCGGCACAAGGGTTTCCCAGGGGGTCAGAAAAAATTTGAAAAATTCCTTCCAGGCGCGACAGAAAACACCCCCATCAGGACACCCCCCGACCCTGTGCGCCCCGCACAACGCAACAGGGCGCGCCTAGCAACCCTTCCACGCCCACGCTTGCCATCCGCAATTGTGTTGCTGTTCGCCGTAGTTGAACACTGCAAGTGCAGCGACAAGATTTAGAAACGGATCACGCAAATCATTCACGTTGTTGATGCCAATGTTCAACGATTGCAAATATCCCTGCGGGTAGTACCTAGTTGACTGAACCCAGAACACATTGATCTGCGTCAACGACAAACTTCCCTTCACACCATCAACAGTGTTCGGATCCTTCGCATTGTGCTGTGAAGGATCGCATCGGCTTTCACGAAACATCACACGATCCAGGTCGCGCAAATGTTCACGTTTCCAACCAGCATCAATCGCCGTCTGCCACCATTGCCCGCACTTCGCATCAGCGTCCACCGATACGCGGCGAACTTTGACCTGTGGCGCAGGCTTATCAATAACAATTGGATCCACCTTCTGCGGTGCGCCTGCCGCAGACGCGAAACCCAAAGATGTGATGCAAGCAATAACACTTGCGAAGAACACGGAAAGAACTTTCATCATCAGCCTTTCATTTGCTGAAACTGCGCTATCGCCGCCTGCTGATATTCCTGATCACGATGCGAAACACCAGCCTTCAGTTCGTCCAATGTGCGACCTGCATGAAACATTGCCGCAGCGAATGATTGCGCCTGCACCACGTTCGGGGGTGCTACCCGTTCCCTATCGTTACTTTCAGCGTAGTCAGCATTCACTTCATCTGACCAGCGACCAGCACGCAACCAGGATGCGGGATACGCCACAAACTTTGGATCAAGTTTCTGCGCCTTGTAACGCTCAACACCCGCAAGCACCTGCGCAACAGTCGGCGCATCTTTCCCAGACATCACACCCTTCCATGCTTTCAATGCATCACGCTTCGCAACCTTGCGCGGGTAGATGTTCCAGAACGTTTCAAATTCTTCTGACGCAACATCTAAGTCCTTCTTACTCAGTTCTTCTATAGAAGTGCGGTTTCCGAATGTCGGTTTTCCGACGTTCGGTTTTCCGACGTTCGGAAACTGAACTTCGGTGACATCACCTGACTGCGGCTGGTCAAACACGGTGCTGATTGTCTGCCAATGACCGTGTTTATCTTGTTTTCTTGTTCTTATTAGGTATCCAGCCTTTTCCAATTCGGAAAGCGCAGTCAGCACAGCCGCACGCCCTTCCTTGCCTTCCCTAGCCAGACTGTCAGCCGAAGTGCGCCAGTTGTCAGGACGCGACAGGATGCACACAAGCAACCCGCGCGCACGATAGGACAACCGTTGATCACGCAATACTTCGTTGGCGATGACAGTGAAATTACCCTTCTTGCGTTCACTGCGAACGATCAATTTGTTTTCCCTTCAGCCATTCAACTAATTCAACAAATGATTTCAATTCGTTTCGGTACGTCATCAGGAACGTATCTACGATCCCGCGCTGTTGGTCATGCAGTTCCTGTGTGTACCACCGTATCTGTGACGACACAGGAACGACAACGATCGCTGCCGTTTTCTGCGACACCATGCAATACGCAATTGGTTTGCGTTCCTTATTCACAAAGCCACTGAACGTATCCACTATCAATGACGGTGCTGGATACTTCTTGGGATCATCACCGAATTCGCGTGATGACGATTTCACTTCAAGCACACCAGCATCAACGATCACATCTTTTTCGTATCGTGTGAACCGTTGACGATCGGCGGCGTCCTTTGCAAATTCCAATGGTTGCAGTTCTGCACGCACGCCATAAGCAGTCAGACGTTCGGTAACAAGTTCTGCGTATTGGTGTCCTAAGCGAAATGACGCTTCATAATCAAACGTCATCAGTCATGTTCCCCGTAATACTCATTCAGCGCAGGCGCAATCAGATCACGCCAGGTTGACAAGCGCACCATCACAATGCCTTCGTTGCCCCAATCATCAGGCATCAACACAGCGCGACATGGCTTGCGACGCGAACCAAAGTGCGCTTCATTGGAACGTACCTGTCCTTCAATACGCAACCACGCATTCACCGCAGGCTGTATTTGCTTGCCAGATTTGACTTCATTAGCGAACAGCGGATCGTTCCAACGTTCTTCATTCGCATCACCGAACTTGTGCGACGGTGCGACACCTAATGCTTTGCGCGCATCACGCTGTTTCTTCAATCCTTTAGTGCGTGAACGTCGCCCACGCGCGACAGGATCGCCACAGCCTTTGATGCGTCGCGATCCGTCGCGTGCGGGTTTGCCAAGTGTGCCGAACAGGGGGCATCCAGCAACTTTGCAGTTGTCTTTGTTTCCTTGACATTCACCTTTGCGTTCGTCAGTCATTGGCATCACGCAACTTGTAGGCGACAACGAAACGTGCGTTTGTTTCACCCATGTAGTGAAGCCATTGTTGATTGATGATGTCGCAATCTTTCATGATCGTGCCAGTGATCGTTTTTTCAATCGCTTTGCGTGTTGCTTCATCTGCATAGTCAGTGAGACTCACACGCACATTCTGATGATAGATCTGTTTCATTTGAACCCTTCTTTCAGATTGACAGTTCGGTTTCCGTTGCGCATCTGTTTGCGTTGTCGTGGTGTAGTGCCACCGAACACGCCCCATTTGTCATCCATTTCATCAAGACGCATCACGATGTCAAGACATGGTGCTTGCACGGGGCAACCTTCACAGATCCGCAGTGCCTTATCAAATCTATTTTCGTGTAGGTTCTCAGGAAAGAAGATCTGTGTCGGTTGACCAATGCACTTTGCACGATCGCGCCAAGCGTGTTTGTTCAGAATGGTTCTTCATCCTGCGGCAACGGCATGACAGATGCTGAAGGCGTCATCAGTTCAGTGATGATCGCTGATGCTTCCTTGCTAGTTGCTTCACCAAGTTTGCCGCCAAGATCGCGACCGATAACGCGCTTGACAACAGCCATCAGGTCATCGTTGTTTATGTTCTTTTCGCGTGTCAGTTTGCCGATCAGACCGATCTGCTTCTGCGAGATCAAACCGCCGCCAGGTCGGATCGCAGTCACATTGTCGCCTTGCGGTTTCATCTGTGGCTTGTAGCCACCCTGTGAAGGATGGTTTGTTGTGTCGCGTGATTGTTCTGCGCGACGGTTGCGCACTTCATCTAGCGATGCAACTTTCGTCGTGTCGCACGCAAGTGCCGCCATGATCGCGCGTCCCCAAGCGGATGATTCTGCATTCATCACTTCAGAATTTTTCGTGAATGACGTTGACCCGACTGCTGGTTCAGCAGCAACCGCCACAGCAGGCATCGGATCATCAGGTGTCCGATAACACGCCGCTGTGTAGACAATGAATTCCCGTCCACCGATTTCCATCACCTTGAACGGTTCCTTCGGATCGTATGGGCGCAGCACCGCGTCGGGATACTTCGCTTTCAGTTGATCAATCCGTTCTGCAACGGTGACATATCCATCCAATGTAAATGACATTTCAGCCCTTCTTCCTGTGTGTACGGAACACCCTAAACGGTGACCCTGCTTTTTCATATTGTGCGACCAGATCTGGATGATCTTGCCGCATCCGTGCAACATCAATTGTTGCGCGACCCTGTTGCGTTTTCCAAGACAGCACTTTCATGCCGTTGAACGTCGCCACTTCAGCATCCAGCAACAATCGTGCAAGATGATCTTTAGCGTCCTTTTCCAAACGTTCGGCTTGCTGCGCCATTGCGCGCGCTTCATCCAACGCTTCAATCCAATTCAATGCATCTGCATCTAACTGCACTTCGCGCGTAGTTGATTTGAACAATGCCGATATCGCTTCGGCACTGAAGTTGTTGATGTCATCTGGCATCGGTTCACCGCGAAGGATCCATTCACCCATCACTTCCGCTTCCAACTTCAACGCTTCATGCGCGTGCGGGCTGGTCGGACATTCCAGGACAGATAAACGCAGATCCCTATCCAGGACAGACAGATATACGGGGCAACCAAGAACCATCTGTTGCGCCCACATCTGCCACAGATACATCGGTGGGATGTCATCTACTGTGCGGATTGAATAGCGGCTTGTCGTCTTGGCTTCCACACACACTGACGGTGCTTCAGCGTTGTCCACGCCATCAGCAGTGATCAACCATTGCCCTTCGCGATACAGCACGCCAGGTGTGTGCAGGCTGACACCGATCTTGTCTGCGGCTTCAGCGATCAACGCTGGTTCCAATCTGTTGCCAGTGTGCATCGCATCGGTTGTCGCGCTTTCCTTGACTTCGGTGCTCGCCTTTTCAACAAATAGATCAGCGCGTGTCTTGAACTGTGATGCGCCCATCAGGATCGGTGCGTCGGATCCACCGAACGACACCAGACCATCAGGTGTGCGTTTGCGTTGCGCCAACCATTCGGTTCTATCTTGTGCTTTCTCAACTAACTGCATTGCAATTCCTTTCCGTGTTGTTTGATTTGATCCTTGCCAATGGGTGTCACAGGGTTGGGCAGTTGCCATGTAATCAACCGTGATGCCTGCCGTTCAATGATGTCATCAACGCCGTAGCCCCACTTGCTAACTGCGGCGAACGATATGTTGCACTTCCACCGCTTCTGCCAGACATAACGCAGGCAGTGATAGAAATCGCGGTGATGTGTGTCGCGATTGGTGTTGCCGATCTTCCACTTCGGCGGGCAGGCGCAGTGCGCTAGTTCGTGCGCAAGCACTGCCCACACCCTGCGGCTTCGGTATTCATCCTGGATCTTGTCAACGTTGACTTGAATGAGATTGTACGCTGGATGTGCATGACCATACTGTGATCCTGATCCGCGACCAGCAACGATGGTGATCTTCGGCAATGGCTTGCCGCCATGCCAATCTTCCATCAGTCGCCAAATGCGTATGGCTTCCTTTTCAATCATGGTGCGTCGCATCCGATTGCAACGCGCCATTGCTTTATCAACTGCCATCATGGTTCCTTTCCGTGATGATGATGTTGGTTGTTGTTATCGGTTCGCCTCGCGATCCATTTCTGGATCACGCACTTCGTACATCCGTCCTTCAATCTTCTTGAATAGATCGCGACGATCGTTGATGAGTGTTCGCACTGTCGCTTCCGAACATCCACCGATTTCGGCAAGTTGCTTCACCGTTACTTCTGCAAACACATTCGCTTTGCACCAGGCGATGATTGCGTTGCGACCATCTTGCTTGCCAGCCCAACCTTCACTGATCTTTGCGTTGCGGATCATGTTGGTCTTGACTTCTGCTGGCACAAGTTTGCGCACTTGCATTGGCACATACGCAACCCATGTGGGTGCGCCGTGCTTTTCAATTGCTTCTGCAACCTGTTCGGTTGCTTCCTTGACTGTGATCACTTTGGTTCCTTTCCAAGTGTTGTTGTTGTTACTGCGCTTCATCCCATTCGGCTTGCGTGTAGTGGTACGAACCGAAATGCTGTCCGTAGCACATGGCGTGTCCGTCCTTGCCAATCCACACAAGTTCGTTATCTTCCGCGCTGTAAGCGTTGATGTAATCGCTGGCATCCGTTGCCTTGATCACCTGCTTTTCGGTGATGCTTTGTGCGCAGAACGCGCACTTGCTTCGGCGGTTTGTCTTGCGTGTCTTGGTGGTTCCGTTTTCCATGTAGACAATCATACAGATATTACTGAAGATGTCAAACATCCCCCGACATAGGGGATGCCCGCAAACCCTTACGGGACAAGGGTTTTACGGGATCGTCAGAAAATCCCTAAGAAATCCCCCGCCCAGGTACGGATGCGCACGCCGAAATCAGCGTGCGTCATCCGCACCCTGCGCGACACAGAAGGGGGGAATGTCGTGCGGTAAAGAACCTAGCACCTGCATCCGTTCAACCATGCCAACAGGGATACACATCACACTGTCAAAGTTTGTTTCCGCTTCATCGGTATCAAAGAAATTTGAAGATTGGGCGACAACAACATGATCCTTCTTTGCGTTCGTCATCAGGAACCCGACAGTGATTGTGCGTGCGGGTGTATCTGTGATGTCGTCGCGGCTGATCCAACTTTCAGTTTCGCTGTATGCGTCAATCCAGGTGACAGATACGATCTGCAAGTTTTCCTTCGTCATCGCCTACCAGCCTTCGCGTTTCCTGTCCTGTGAGAAGATCGGTGCTTGGATCGTAATGTTTCTTTCGGGCGTAACGATAGCCAATGCCTGTTGCGGCGGTTCAAAGTTGAAACCGTTTATCATCGCATATTCGTCATAACCCTTCAGGCTTCCGTTGATGATCAGATGCGGCGTACTCAAATAACTGTGCCAGTGTCCCAACCACAGCGTTCGGAAGTTCTGTCCCGTCTGTAGATATTTGTTTTCCTTGCGCGCACGCATTCGCATAATCGGCGGGTAGATGCCACCGATGCCGCCGCCACCAGAAACCTGATCGCCGTGCGTCACCAGATGACCATGACCATAGATCTGCAACAGTGCATCCGCTGATGTCGGAATGTTGAACGTGATCCGTTTGTCGGTAGCGAAGTACCGTTGCACCATCTTGGCAAGCAACCAGTCAAAGTTGGTCACGACACGCTGTTTCATTCGTGGCTTGCGTGAAGTGCGACCGTGATTGCCGACAACTGAAACAACTGCAACCTTGCCGAATTCGCCAGCCAGCGTGCCGATCGCACCCGCGATCTGTTCTGACCAGTGCAGACAACTTTCAAGCATCCCAACTTCGTTGGTTTCTTTTAGTTCGTCATGGATGTCACCACTAAAGATGTCGCCACCCAGGATGACAACAACACCGTCATACTTGATGCCCGCCAGATAGTGACGCGCCATCTTGATTGCGTTCTGCGTCCACTTCTGCAAACGCAGTTCAGCGATCTTGCGGTTGTATGCGTTCAACCCTTCCAGTTCTGACGGATCAACCACTTCGTCAAAGTGTGTATCAGACAACATCAGCACCAGGGTTGCGGCAGATGGCTTCGGCTTGGCTGGCGATAACCAGCACGGCGGTTCCATTTCCATCGCATTCATCGTTTCAACAGCGTTGATAATCGCGTTGGCTTCATCCAAAGCCTTCTGCAATCGCACTACTTCCTTCGTGGCTGTATCGCGTTCGCGCCGCAGGCGCGCGCTACTGCCAATAGATGACGCTTCTGCTTCGTTCGCTATATCGTCAGCGAACTTCATGCCTGTATTGACCCAACCGATAGTTGTAAATCGTAGAGATATTTACGTCAAATCCGCGCTTCTTTAGTACGCGATACAGAACGGCAACAGGGATCTGCGGATTGTTGATTGCGTCAACGAAGTCTTGGCGTTCTTCGCCTTCTAAGCCATCTGCGATCTGTTGCAGGATCGGCTTGCGTCCTGTTGGTCGCTTCTTTTCCCCAGCAATTTCTTCAGCCAGTGTCCCCATCTGAGAACTTCCCTTCTTTGTGTGACAGTAGATGATCGTCCAAACGTTTGCTTACACCATCAATCTTACCGTCTACCCGCAACACTGAACCGAAGATGCGCTGAAGTTGGCTTTGAACTATCGCATGATCTTCGCGGTTTTCATTGCGCATTCCCCTGATCTGAATGACGGCAACAACAATTGCGCCAATTGTGGTAATGACACCCACAAGAACCGCAGCAATCCCCGCATCCATGATCAATCGTCATCGCCTTCATCTAGAAAGACTTTACGAAATTTGCGCTTGACCTTTTCGGCATCGTCAGCAACGCGCGGTGCAATCTCAATATGTATCCAATCTGAAGATAAGGAACCCCCGCCAGTAATCGTCGGCTTCGTATATACCTGCCAAGCATTGCGATCACATCGCCAACCCCGCCCATATTTGCCATATGCATAATCCAGGATGCATTCAAGACCAAGAACCTGCGCATTCTTGACAAGGATTTCCATCCACTCATTTGCAATCTTGCGACCATTCGGCTTGCCCCGTTTGCCATCATGCATATTCCGATACGACAAATCAGCAGCACGCCCAGTCGCGTGAACCGACATTGTTTGCTTACCCTTTGCCCTACGCACAACAAATGTGCCGTTGTTCCATAACCCACCTTCAGACAGGAACTGCACCTGGCGCACGAATTCTTCCAGACCTTCGCGCTTACCCTTCGCAATACCGTCATTGATGCCTGTATATGGGCGGCTCATCGGCGGCGCGCCTTCTTTGCATTGACTGCCGCACCACCAAACACAGCATCAATTTCCTGCTTCGTCAACTTGCCATCAATAGAAGCCTTCGCCAATGCTTCACCGACCTTGAACACAGCGACCGCGCCTGCGATGCAAGCAGACTTCCAAATTTCCAATTCAGGGGCAATGATCGCCGCACCAGTAATCACGCCCAGCGCATTCGTCAAGAACAGCGCAACAATCCGTTGCGTGATTTCGCCAGCCTTATTCATCGTCGTTACCTTTCATCGCAGTGATAACCAAATGCGACATCACAGCCGCAACAGTTATCCAGAAGCCTAACATTCGCGTCTGCAAGGGGTTGTTGCAATTGATGCGGCGGGTAGCCACATGAACCACGCAAATTTGCTATACCTCTTCTGGCGGCGGCGACGGTGCAACGAATTCATCTAGATCAGCATCGTATGTGAAACCGATGCCTGCATACGCGTTACGAAAATTGGCATTATAACTGGTCTGCAACCATGTGCCAGACAAACCAAGTGACGTAATGAAAGCCTGACCGATCGGTTCGCTTTCGGGGAAGTCACCGCCACCACAGTCGTCGTTGCTCACGACGATGACCTGCTGAACGATGTTGTTGTCATTTACTTGTGCAAAGTGTGCCATAACAGCCTTTCAGTTTAGACCTTGAACCGAACATAGACGATGCCAGAACCACCGTTGCCAGCGACAAGGAACGTGCTGTTATTCGCACGAACCGCGCCACCGCCACCACCACCACTATTCGTTGTTCCATTTACTGCGTTCACCAGACCAGTAGTTGACGCACCCGCACCACCGCCACCAGCACCGCCAGCACCACCAGTACCGCTACTAACTGCTGATGCACCACCGCCACCACCTGCAACCGTTGTCGTGCCTCCTGCCTGACCAAGCCACGCAGAAATGTCGTCGCCAGCACCACCAGCACCACCATTCGTTGCGCCAACCGAACCGACTGCACTTCCACCGCCACCACCGCCACCAGCACCGCTTCCGCTACCACCATCGCCCCCTGCACTCCCCTGATTAGGAAAGCCAGCAGCACCCGTGTATCCAGCAGCAGCACCGCCGCCAGAACCGCCAATACCAGGATTTATAAGATAGTTACCGTAACCGCCACCAACTGCGGTTATCGCACCAACCGCAGAACCTTGACCGACTTCACCGTTGTAGTTGTCAATACCCTTCGCTCCACCAGCACCAACCGTGACTGTTGCGTTCGCATCCAAATACAAAGTGCCGAAAATAGTTCCCCCAGCACCACCACCGCCAGAGCCTCGCGCACCGCCACCGCCACCGCCACCGCCTCCACCGCCGATGCAATAAACATCAAACAGTCCAGCAGAAGTAACGGTCAGGGTAGATGACGA